CTCACGAGATTCAAGATGAAGAAACGAACCATTTAAACAAGGAGAAATGAAATGGCATTATGGGGAACAGTAGATACTCTGGCAGCAACGCCAAAAGTAAATACAAAAACTACAATTTTTGATGCAACCAGCGCCTCAGTCGTTGTACTAGCGTCAAATACAATTAAACTTCCAGCACACGGTTATATAACTGGTGATGCTGTACAATACAATGATGCAGGCGGAACTGTTATTACTGGTTTAACTGATGCGGCTACCGTATTTGTTAACAGAGTTGACGCCGACACTATCAAGCTATATGGCACCAAAGCACAAGCTATTGCCGCTCACGCAACCACAGGTCTTAAAGGACTGACTGGTTTAGGTGTAGGCGCAGGACATAACTTTGTTAAAGTACCTGATGACATGTACTTTGTAGATACTACAGAAGCTGGCATTGCCGCTAACCGTGCTAAGGGTCTTCAGACTCCTGGTTGGGTTCAGTACAGCACTAAAGCTGTACCAGCAACAGTATTGTCATTTGATGCTACTGCCGGTGGTGTGGATTTAGCAAATAATATTATTAGCGTTGGCAATCAAACTGTATTACCTAATGGTAGTGCAGTGACTTACTCTAGAGGCGGTCAAACAATCGTAACTGGTCTAACAGACAATGCTGTAGTCTACGTACATAATGTAGGCGCTGGCATGATTAAGTTGTACACAACAGCCAATAATGCTATTGCCGGTGGAGCAACTGGTCTTAAAGGACTTACAGTCATAGGCGCAGGAACTCAAACTCTTACAGCCGCTGACGGTGTAACTAGACACGTTGCTGAAAATATCGTACCAATGAAAGTTGCCGCAGGAGTTGCTGGTGATGTTGGTGTCGATGGAACTGATGACGCAGTAGTAGCTGATAGCTAAATTTGAGTCAAAATGAAGTTATAAATATACTGGAGAGCAGAATAACGCTCTTCAGTATAATTTAACTAAAGGTGAATAAACTATGAAGCTAGACGAAGACAGCTTTTTGCTGTATGCCGCAAAGTACTATGATATTAGAATGGCGGCATCAGCAGATGAATTTTATGACGATCTTAAACGCTTTCAGCATTTAAAGAGACTCTTTAAACGATACGAAGATGATGATGATTTAAAAGTCAGATTGATTCTAAATCATTTGACAGTTTTGTATAACTGTTTTGGTTCAGCCGCAACAACTATGCTATTTTTTAAGCTTAGGGATTACCATAAGTATTTGAAACCATTCGTAGTGTTTCTAGCTTACATGCCTGACTTAGTAGAGTATAGTGAAGAGAAAATTATAAGTTCAGAAATACCTCTGGACATAAGAATTATTAGAGAGTTGAGAGAGCTATGATTGTTGATCTATTTTTAGTCTACCAGTTTATACGAAGGTTGGCAACACCCTTCAAAGAGTGGTCGGCATATAAATTAGGCATAATTGATGAAACTGGTAAACAACTCATCAAAAGAAAGAACTTTACGACACGAGAGCAGAAAGACTCATTTGCAATATTTGATATTATGATTGCAAAGCTCAAACGTTTGTTAGAGAAAGTGCCGGGTGGTAAGAGTCGAATAGGATCTTATGCCGCGGCATTGTATTTGATTAAAGAGCATAATGAAATAGAATCGGACTGTGAGACGCTCACGGAAGAGCAACTGTCCGAAAAACTAGAGCAGTACATGAATCTAGTTGAATCGACTATGGATATTGATATTGATAAGCTATTCGATAATGCTTTCAAAGAAGAGGCACCTGCTAACAGTGCAGGCTCAGGTAACATAGCTGGTATTGGTGTAGGTCCAGACGGAGAGCCGGGGGTAACCAAAGCACAGCAGAAGAAAAAGAAAAAGGTACCGCTGAAACGCTTTAGAGATACTGCAATATCGAATTGATGTACTCATAATTTTAAAACAAAAAATAGGTGTAAACAGTGGCAAGTGTAGACTACGAATTAAAAACTGATGTAGAAATACTGAAGAGCGATGTGACAAATATACAAGGATTATTAACAAGACTAGATACGGCTATTGACAAGATAGCTGATGCAAGCAATGGTGTATCCAGAATCCTAGCAGTACATGATCAACAGATCACTAATACTATTTCTGATCTAGCTGAATCGAATAGAATACGAGAAGCTAGTGATGATCTTCTACACAAAAGAATATCAGAAAAAGAGGCAGATCATAGAGCCCTTGCTGAAAAGAACCATGAAACTCTTATGACATTTCTCAAAGATCACGATGACAGAAGTGAAACATATATAAACGCCATGAATGACCGCATATCTGTGTTAGAGAGATGGAGATGGATAATGCTAGGTGGTGCTATGGTTGTTGGATTCTTACTTGCTGAACTAGAGAGCTTCCTGCAAATTCTTCGTTAATTTGTCTTGACACCACGCTCCAATAGTGTATAATAGACATATTGGTTGAATTGAACGTGTGGAGTTTATATTGAATATTACAGATTTAAAGTATGCTGGTATCTTGTCTACTAGGCTAGAAAGATATGCAGTTAAGGCACATTCGCCTTATAGAGCAAACTTCAGATGTCCTATCTGCGGTGATTCACAAAAAAGTAAAATTAAAGCACGTGCTTGGATTCTTGAGAAAGAAAACACTGCAATCATGTACTGTCACAACTGTGGTGCATCTCATAATATGCGTGGCTTCCTTAGGTTTATAGACAATAACCTATTCAATGAATATGTGATAGACACCGCTTTAGAGAGAGGTCAGAGACGTGAACTCTTTCAAAAGAAATATCAAGAACCAATACAACCACTCGATAAACTTCGAATGAAAGCACCAAACTTTCGTAAGAAGGGTTCACCTCTGTTGAAAATTAAAAAGATATCTCAGCTAAATTATGATCATAAAGCTAAGATTTATTTGCAAAAAAGACGGATCCCAGCTTCGGTACAATATAAATTATACTATGCACCTAACTTTAACGAGTGGGTAAACTCTATCATACCAGGTAAACTTCCTGTACTTGAGAGAGATAAGCCCAGACTGATTATGCCATTTATAGATAAGAGTGGCAATCTATTCGGTTTCAATGCTAGAGCATTTGGTAATGATGAGTTAAGATACATTACTATAATGCTAGATGATACTATGCCTAAGATGTTTAATCTAGACAAGGTTGATTTTAGTAAAAAGTACTACGTCACAGAAGGGCCTATAGATAGTCTTTTCTTGAGTAATGCTGTCGCTATGGCAGGCGCAGATGGAAATGCTAGAGGATTAGAGAATACTGAAAACGCTGTGTTTGTATTCGATAATGAACCTCGTAATAAAGAGATCGTCCAACGTATGGAAAGATGTCTAGACAAGGGCTTTAAAGTCTGTATCTTCCCTTCGAAGATAACTGTCAAAGACATCAACGATATGGTTCTTGATGGCACAAAGCCTATAGATATAGAGATGATCATAGATATGAATACCTATCAGGGACTCACTGGGAAACTAGAGATGGCTGAATGGAAGAAAGTAACCTAATGTAACATTGCGTATTGACAGACTCTCAATACTATGTTACTATAACTAAAATGTGGAGAGATGTTGATGAGTAAAGAAGAATTAGCCAAGTCACTTGGAAAAAAGTTTAAGTATAGATACGATTCAGAGCAGTACGGAAAAAGAGAAGCATGGTACATCATGCGAGAAGAAACTGCTAAGGGTAAACTAGAGGGTGACTGCGAAGACTTCGCTTTAACTCTCTTATGGCACATATCGAACGAAAGTTATGTGAAGTTTTGGTGGAATCTCATTTCACGTAAAGCTAAAATCTGTTATTGCTATGTAGAAACTCCAGATCGTGGACATGCTGTACTACGATACGATGGAGAATTTGCTGATAATATACAGAAGAAGTTCGTCAAAAAAGAAGTCATGGAATCTAAGGGCTATGTGTTCTCTAAGTGGATGTTCATTCCAAGCACAGTAGCTATTAAGTTAATAATAGGTAAATTCTACAAAATTTAATCTTAACAATGGAGAAGTGAGTTGATTAGAGGTATATTTGCATGTGATCGTGAGAATGGTATTGGCAAGAACGGTACTCTTCCTTGGTCACATAACAGTGAAGATTTAAAATGGTTTAAGAGATGTACTGATGGAGGCGTAGTGGTTATGGGCAGACGTACTTGGAACGATCACAAGATGCCTAAACCTTTACCTAATCGATACAACATTGTATTAACTTCTCAAAACATACTTTATGGACCAAATGTTGTAATCAAAGACAGTGAGTCTCTTATAGTACATATAGAGTCATTTGATCAAGATGTTTGGGTAATAGGTGGAGCTACAACTCTAGAGAAATTGAAGCATTTATGTGAAGAAATCTGGATAAGTAGAATCAATGGTACCTATAACTGCGATACATTTATAAGTGACTTATGCGACTATGAGCTATTTCATAAAGAGTATGATGTCGATAAAAATTTACGAATCGAAAAATATAGAAGGTCAATATAGTGAAGCAGTATCTAGAAGCAATGCAATATATTATGGATAGCGGTGAAGACCGTACTGATCGAACAGGAACTGGTACTAAAAGCATTTTTGGATATCAGATGAGATACGACTTATCAAAAGGTTTTCCTGCTGTCACAACTAAGAAGTTAGCTTGGAAGTCTGTGGTTGGAGAGCTACTGTGGTTCTTAGAGGGCAGTACTGATGAGCGTAGATTGGCAGAGATTACCTTCGGTAAAAATAGAGATGATCTGTATGAACGCAATACTATATGGACAGCCAATGCAGATAATCAAGGTGTAGCTCTAGGCTATTACAATGACTACATGTACAAAGAGCTTGGTCCAGTTTATGGGCATCAATGGAGATCATTTGGAAAAATAGGTCAAGACTTTGCTGGTACACCTCGAGGTGTTGATCAGATCGAATGGCTTATAAACGAGATTAAGACCAATCCCGATAGCAGACGATTAATTCTTAGTGCATGGAATCCTAACCAGATAGATGCTATGACTTTACCACCTTGCCATACGCTATCACAATTCTATGTCAACAATGGTAAACTGAGTTGTCAGATGTACCAACGAAGCGCCGATATGTTCTTAGGAGTACCTTTTAACATTGCAAGCTATGCTTTATTGACGCACATTCTAGCCAAAATAACTGGTCTATATGTGGGTGATTTCATCCATACGGTTGGCGATGTGCATATATATAATACACACTATGAAGCAGTGAGCGAACAACTAAAACGCATTCCGCAAAAACTACCTTCACTACGTATGCCAGCTTTTACTTCACTCGATGAAGTACTAGACTTGGATGTCTCTGACTTCCAGTTAGAGGGATATAAACCAATGAGTGCTATCAAAGCTATGATGGCAGTCTAATTAACAAACAAATGGAACTGAGATGACAATAAAGATAGATAAGACAAGGGACAGTTTACTAGAATCCTACGCTGTAGGAATGCTAAAAGACTTTTATTTAACAGAATATGAGAAGTCGCCACAAGAGGCATTTAGACGTGCTTCTACTGCATGGTCGAAATATCGTGATGATATGGACGAGGACTTAGCACAGAGATTATACAATTATGTATCAAACAAGTGGTTCATGTTTGCTTCTCCTGTTTTGTCTAATGCTCCTAATGGTGCAAAGCAAGGTAAGGGAATGCCAATCTCTTGTTTTTTGACTTATGTTCCTGATACTCTTGAGGGTCTTATTGGACATACTTCTGAATTAAGATGGTTATCTGTTTATGGTGGTGGAGTCGGTGGTCATTGGAGTGATGTAAGAACTGTATCAGACATAGCACCAGGCCCTATGCCTTTCTTGCATACAGTTGATGCAGATATGATCGCTTATCGTCAAGGTAAAACACGTAAAGGTTCTTATGCGGCATACATGGATATATCACACCCAGACATTATTGAGTTCCTGAATATGCGTATTCCTACAGGTGATGTACAGCGCAAAGCTTTGAACTTACATAATGCAATCAACATATCTGATGAGTTCATGAAGGCAGCCGCTGAAGGGAAATCTTTTGACCTCCGTGATCCAAAAGATGGAAGAGTTAAAGACACTGTAGATGCACGTAAACTATGGGAACGTGTTTTAGAGACACGATTCAGAACTGGTGAACCTTACATGAACTTCATCGATACAGCTAATCGTGATCTACCTCAACCCTTGAAGGATCTGGGCTTGAAGATTAATGGATCTAATCTATGTAATGAAATTCATTTGCCAACAAGTGCAGATAGAACTGCTGTATGTTGCTTATCATCTTTGAATCTAGAATACTATGATGAGTGGAAAGATACTAGTATTGTAGCTGACCTTATCTGTATGCTAGACAACGTTATAGAGTTCTTCATTGAGAATGCTCCTGACACAATTTCACGTGCTAAGTTTAGTGCTAGTCGTGAACGATCTTTAGGTCTTGGCGCTATGGGGTTTCACAGTCTATTACAGAAGCACGGTGTCGCTTGGGAGTCTGAGAAAGCTAAAGAGATTAATGATGTTGTCTTTAATCAAATAAAATCGCAAGCTGTCGAAGAGACTGAGAGACTAGCTGTAGAGCGTGGTGAGTACCCAGATGGGATTGGCTCAGGCAGACGTAACTCACACTTGCTTGCAATTGCACCTAATGCATCATCTGGTGTAATCCTATCGACATCTCCTTCTATCGAGCCACTAAAAGCGAACGCATATACACATCGTACACGTGCTGGTTCGTTTCTAGTAAAGAATAAGTATCTCTCAGAATTACTGACTGCTAAAGGAGAGAATAACGATACCAATTGGACTTCTATTATTACTAAGAAAGGTTCAGTACAACACTTGCCATTCTTGACAGAAGGCGAGAAAGCTGTTTTTAAAACTGCTGATGAATTAGATCAAAACTGGGTGGTACAACATGCCGCAGACAGACAGAAATATATCTGTCAAGGACAATCAGTAAATCTATTCTTCCCTGCAGGAGCACCTAAATCATATGTAAGTCAAGTACACTTACGTGCATGGAAAGAAGGACTCAAAGGGCTGTATTATCTGCGTACAGAGGCAAAACAACGTGCAGAGAACGTTAGTGAGAAAGTCGAAAGAGTTGCACTAGCTGGAGATATGCGTAGTATCGTATACTCTAAGAAAGACTGTCCGTTTTGTTCCATGGCTATGGAAGAATTAAAGTTACGAGGTATTCCATTCGATAAGATTGACCTCAAGTCAATCGGTAAATCAGCCGCAGAAGTAACAGGACGTAAAGGAGTCAATAGTGTACCACAGATATACATAGCAGGTGAATATGTAGGTGGATATAATGAGTTGATGGATTTTTTAAATAAGCCACTCGCCACAGAAGAAGGTGAAGAGTGTAGAGCGTGTGAGGGATAAACACGTATAACAAACAAACAATAAAGGAAAGAAATAAATGTCATTATTAGATTTATCAAAAAGCTATCGCCCGTTTGCGTACCCGTGGGCAGTAGAACTAACAAAGAAACATGAAGAGATTCATTGGGTAGAAGATGAGGCAGAATTGAGCGAAGACGTTCAAGATTGGAAAACAAAATTAAGTGAAGATGAAAAAGAATTCGTAACACAAATTTTAAGACTGTTCACGCAGTCTGACGTACAAGTAGGTGAGAACTATCACGAACTGATGATTCCTAGATTCAAGAATAATGAAATCCGTAATATGCTTGCATCATTCGCTAATCGTGAAGGTGTGCATCAACGTGCATATGCTTTGCTGAATGATACTTTAGGTTTGCCTGACGAAGAGTTTCATTCTTTTCTAGAGTACTCAGAGATGGCAGATAAGCTAGACTTTATGAAAGAAGGTAACATTAACTCTCATACAGGTCTTGCTCTAGTTGTAGCTCAGTCGGTATTCAACGAGGGAATGTCGTTATTCGCATCCTTTGTTATGCTATTGAACTTTCAACGTTTCGGTAAGATGAAGGGTATGGGAACTATCGTTGAATGGTCTATTCGTGACGAGACTATGCACGTTCAAGGTAATGCTAAATTATTCCGTGAATTTGTAGAAGAGCATCCACGTATTGTGAATGATGAGTTAAAATCTAAAGTCTACGAGATGGCATCAAACGCTGTTACTTTAGAAGACAAGTTTATCAAGCTTGCATTCGCAGGTAAAGATCAAGAGGGTATTACAGAGAAAGAAGTGAAGCAGTATATTCGACATATCGCTGATCGTAGATTATTACAGTTAGGCATGAAGCCTAAATTTGGCGTGAAAGAGAATCCTATGCCTTGGCTAGATTGGGTACTGAACGGTGCTTCACATGACAACTTCTTTGAGAAGCGTGTGACCGAGTACTCTGTTAATGGTATGGAAGGTGATTGGGGCTGGGATGACAATGCGTCCGAAGGCGAAGTCTGTGGTTTAGACGGTAATGGTTGTCCAGCTTAACTAAAACAGGATTATATTATGAATAAGTGGCAGAGTGCTTACATGGACACAGCAGAGAGGTTCGCCTCTCTGTCAACTGCTAAACGATTGAAAGTTGGTTCGCTTGTTGTGAAAGACAATCGAATCATCTCAATTGGATATAATGGTATGCCTTCTGGTTGGACTAATGAGTGTGAGTATGAAGTTGAAGATGAACTGCCAACTGGTCAACCAGCAGAAAATGAAGTATATAAACTTAGAACAAAACCGGAAGTCATTCACGCAGAAGCAAATGCGATTTCTAAACTAGCTGGATCAAACGACAGTGGTAAAGATGCAACGATGTATGTTACACATGCTCCTTGTACAGAATGTGCTAAACTGATTTACGGCACAGGTATTACTAACGTTTTTTATAAGCATAAGTATAGGGATGAAAATGGCATTAATTTTCTAGAACAATGTAATATAAAGGTTGAACAATTATGAAGAGACAGGATTTACTTTGCGAATATTGCGACAGTGAATGCACAGTAGAAACTCTCAACATGGAAGATCCAATTATTTTTTGTCCAATATGCGGATCTGAAGTAGAGTACACTGAAGAAGAGTTTGAGAACTGGGACGAGCAAAATGAAGAGGGATGGAATTAAGTGTGGTATTTAAACAACGTAGAATTCACTAGTGATATGATTGGTGACTATGTTGGCTTTGTGTATGTCATCACCGACCTCTTAAATAAGAAGAAGTATGTAGGAAAGAAACTATTTCAATCCAAACGTACATTGCCTCCATTGAAAGGTAAGACAAGAAAACGCAAGGTCATTAAAGAGTCTGATTGGATGACTTATTATGGATCGAGTGAAGAAGTCAAGCTACTGGTTGAAGAGCATGGTAGCAAAGCCTTTCTTAGAGAAATCATACACTTGTGCGACACTCGTGGCACTATGTCTTATCTCGAGGCAAAAGAACAGTTTGATAGAGAAGTCCTTCTATCTGATGATTATTATAACGGCATTATTAACTGCAAGATACACCGAACACATGTATCGAAGCTGAAAGGATAATATACTATGTATGTAATTTATGGATCTTACAATTGTGGATACTGTAGTCACGCTAAATCTTTACTGATGGAAAGAGGGTTAGACTATAAGTATGTTGATCTTACTGAGATCGAAGAGTGTGATCAAGAGAGTCTGATGAAAATTGCAGGCGTTAGATTCAGAACAGTACCGCAAATATTTACTCAAGAAGAAAGCAAGATGGTATATGTTGGTGGGTTTAATGAACTAAGGGAATCGCTCAATGGTTGAAGAGATGTACCTACCACTGCCATCAACAGTAACCATAAAGAAGTCTAGTGTTCATGGATTAGGTCTTTGGTGTATAGAGAAGATAGAAGAAGGACAAGAGTTAGGACTATCTCACTTTTATTGGGGAGATAGACTTATGCGTACACCTTTAGGTGCTTTTTACAATCATAGTACCACTGATGACAATATTGAAAAGCTAAGAAAAGATAGTCGTTACTTTATGGTAGCTAAACGTGCTATTTGGCCCGGTGAAGAAATTTTATGTAACTATACTTTCTATGATCCAACTCAGCAATAGTATCCACTACAGCTAACACTTCTTTGAATAAAGAGGTATATCATCATTCCCGTAAAGATTATGGTGAGTGCAAGACCGTACCAAGTTTCACTTTCTGACCAATCTTGACCTGCTTGTATTTGTTTTCTAGATTTGCCTTTGGGCTCTTCACTCACTATCTGCATTACCTATGTGTTTGATATATTCATCGATACTGTGATCAGAGAAGCTATCTATCTTACCTTGCTTCAATCCCATCCAGAGTCCACGTAATTTATCTTTAACTCTTTGCCATCCAGTAGGATTGCGAACTTGACCATATGCATTGATGTAGTGTTCTATTCCGTGATGTTTATATCCCATAATTCTTAAAGGAACAGTCGTTACGATATCGTTATTGTTTCTCCAACGATGATGTGTGACACTCAATGACTTGCAATATCCACTCCATCCAACTCTAGGAGAGCCATAAGTATACACCGCCGCAGGACTAGTTAGTGTGTCATCTAACTTACATCTAGAGGCCATAACAGTTGCCATTGCGGCACCTAAAGAGTGACCACAGAACCAAAGATTTTTCTTAGCGTTTACCGTTCTTGCGATGTCTTCAATGATCATGGGCCATAGATCATCTACCTCAGTTTTGAATCCCTTGTGAACTCTAGATACTGTTTCTGCCAAAACTGGAAATGCTTTAAGATCGGCTTTGATATCGCCAAATTCAGTTGGCTGAGTGCCTCTGCAAGCGATGACTAGATCGTGTTTGTTTTGGAATCTATATGCTTGTGCTCCGTCTCTATCATAAAATTCTGTTGTGGTAAAGCCTAATGCTCTGGCAGCCTTACTTGCTTCAGATGGATCAAAGTAGGCAATCTGTGACAATTTTGCAAATAGCAGTGAGCGAGATAGTACGTTTTGTAAAGTGATTTGGGTCATAATTATTTCTCCTATATCTATTTATTTATAAAAAAAGACTTGACAAATAACAGATTATAGTGTACTATGTAATAAGTAAATCATAACTCAAGGACTATAATAATGTTAAATGAGAATGAGATATCATCGGTAGTTGAATCACTCAAGCTACCAGAAATAAGCAACTTTAGACTCTTTGTTCTGAACATGTGGGAAGATCATAAAGAAGAGGTATTTACTTGGACTAAAACTCCAGTAAATTATACATCAGAAGAGTACTTCAATAATAACAAGTGGTACCTTAAAACACTATATAAGAAACGATCATCAAAGTAGGAAAAGCTTATGTTATTAGATGCTATACTTACAGTTTTTGGAATAGTTGTTTGTGCTATATTTTGTAGAGGTTTATACTTGGCAGAAGTAGCTCATAGTGCTAGAAGACAGGCATATTATGATGGCACACATGATTATTATGGAAATAAAATTGAAAAAAGTGAAGAAAATGGTTGACAATGCCATATAGTTCGTCTATAGTATAAGAGTAATAAAGAGAAAGAGATAAAACTATGATCAACTATTTAAGCGCCTCAGACAGTCAACTTCAACTTTGGGACGATGCAGGCATCGTTGCCTCAAGTTCAGATGCCCTTATCCTATCCAACCTTATTCACGATAACGGTGGTCTAGCTGATGAGATTTTTGCTTCTTCATCAATGGACTTTGCCTCAGAAGAAGGCTTTGCAACTGATGATGGTGCCAAAGAGTTATTTGAGTCAGCAGTTAGTCTATATAATGACCTTTTAATGATTAATAATGGTTGACATTACTGCCAGTTGTGCTATAATACTTGTATAAACTAAAGAAATGAGAGAATATATTATGATGAATGAGCAAATTGAAAAACTGATCGAAGCAATCAAGACTGACTACCTTAACTGGACAAGTCGTTCTGCTGACTACGAGTTGACTGATATCAACAAAAAGATGATAGCTGAGTTCAACGAAGGTCTTTCTGTCACTGAAGGACAGAAGTATATCAAGATTCTCAGTAGAGGCAGTGTTTGGGGCTTTGTTGTTAAAGTTACTAACGATAAGCTGTTCAAGCAAGGTGATATCTTGAAAGCCGCTGGATACAATGCTCCTGCGAGAAACAAGCCAAGAGGAAACATCCTTGACGGTGGTTATTCAATCCAATGGACTGGTCCTAGATACCTCTAAGAAAAAGTCAGGAACTCTTAAAAAAGTTCTTGACATTGTTTCCGGGATGTCGTATAATAGACATCTAATTGAGAGAGAATGAGTATGTACGAAGCGTTAAAATTTGCCACTGAAATGCACGAAGGGCAGATAAGAAAATATGATGGGGGTGCCTACATTGAGCACCCAATTGCTGTTGCTGATCTTGTAGAAGAGCATATGGACTTTATGGGTTTCGAAGAAGAAGCTGTTCAGACTGCTATACAGATTGCCATACTTCATGATACAGTTGAAGACACCCCGGCTACTATAGAAATGATAGAAGAAAAGTTCGGGACTGAGATTGCTCAAGGTGTCTGGTTTCTTACTAAGTGCCCTGACTATGTGGGTAACAGAGCAGTCAGAAAAAAGATTTGCGAAGCTAGGTTAGCGAATGCTCCAGAAGTTATTAAGATTATTAAGACTTTTGACATGATGCATAACGCAACGACTATTGCTGAAAACGACCCTAAGTTTTGGGAAGTGTTTAAGAAAGAGACGATTGAATTGCTTAAAGCAATGGAGACTCAAAGCATTTGGGTCGAAGCAGGAGGAACTGATATCTATGTATGAAGATGAAACTCTAGAGGCTATGGTCTTAAAAGATATTAAAAGTTGGGCAGGCGCCAGATACCATAAGCAATGCCACCCATCCCTCTTCAACGAATATTGGGTAATGAGACTAGGACTTAAGTAAGCTTTAGTCTCCTTAGCTCAGTTGGATAGAGCAACGGCCTTCTAAGCCGTAGGTCGCAGGTTCGAATCCTGCAGGGGACGCCAAAATAAAAACGAAAGAGAAACTATGAGACAATATATTTACGATAGCTGGAACGTTGTTATGGATCACAACAAGAATCCATTAAGTTCCATTAACAATATTGCAGTACGTCATATGATTATGCAAGTACTGGCATGGATGTGGGTAATAACATTTACTATTGCATCTGGTACGTGGGCATACATTGGCATCAATGCCATTGTGCATTCAGTGTTACTTGGGGCAGTAGTGATTACTGTTGCCACTTTTGAAACAGCAAAACGCAAGCCCGAATTTTTTAATGGTAATGGACGTGGAAGAGGTGGGGAGCATGAATAGACCGAGTTTTTTTAGAAGATCAGTTATTTGGGTTGTTGACAGCTGGAGATATGTAATGGATGTAAGATTCAATCCACTAAAGTATATTCCCGATCCAAGTTTACAGGCATATTTTATGCTAGTATTGTTTGTTATGTGGAGTGCATTCTTTGGCATCATGGCAGTATTTTATATGGGTCTTATTAACTATAGCATAGTGACAAGCATATTTGTGCATATGGCTATACTAATACCTATCGTGATTACTAATGCAATATTTGTAGATGCCGAGAGAGAAGGCAGTAGGTGGGTACAGGAATGGAGAGAAGAGCAGTCTAGATTTCTTCTCTTCACTAGAAGAGCTTCTAACGGAGTTAGAATACTTTGGGACATAGATAAGGAAGCTTGAACACGAATAGAGAAAGCGGAGTATGGATACTTCGTGGATTACTGATGATATGGTTATCCTTCTCAGTTAAGAACACTGACGATTTATATGGTGTAAGATATAGCATGAGAAATCTTGAAGAATGTAGAAAGGTAACAGACAAAGAAAGGAAGTAGAATGTATGCGTTAGTGATCGTTCTAATGTTAAACGGAATGTACTCAGTACAAGCACCTAATATGGTGTTTCCCGATTTAGAAACATGTGAACGTATGAAGGAACTAAATACAAAAGTTCTTAGAGATACTGCACCAAATGATTCAGCTAAATTTTATGCGGTGTGTGTAAAGGTAAATAAAGATATAGAGGTTTAAAGAAAGGTTATAAATGGGAATCGGAGTAAAGAAGAAGAGTCAATCGTCAAAGACAACGAGTCAGTCGATTAGTAATGATGAGCTAGGGTTGATATATAGCGATATACTTGAACGCATGGATGCCATTGAGAAAAAACTTGATAAGTTGCTTGACGAAAAATAAATTTATTTTGTGCTTGACATGAGATGATTTTTATGTAATAATACGTTATAACTTGATGATAGAAGTGAGATGAAATATGAATATAATGACTAGCTACCAACTGAGCGAATTCAACAAAGCATTCTTGAATGCAGTTGAATCAACTGAGAACCATGAAGCAGACAATTCTATTAATTGGAACTTTGTTGATGCAGACGTTACAATGGACATGAGCGAGATGTTCGGAACTGAGCTTGATGATAAAACACTTCAAGTTGAGTTTAATTTAGCCGCCGATGCGTACTTGAATGACTTCGGTCACGAAGCAACGCATTACTACGGCGCTTAAAGAGACCCGTCGGATAGCGTCCGAATAGTATGCTAATGGTAATGCATATGAAGATGAAGCAAGGTCGCAGTTGCAAAAAAATTACCCGATGACAGTAGTCCGTATACTGGGATGCGTTAGCACTGAAGTGTGGAGCCCTAAAGTTCGAGATCAATAACAGATCGCTTTAGTTGGCAAAGAAGCATTAAGAGCACCCAGACCTATTAATAGGCGCTTGTAGTTCAGTGGATAGAATATCGGTCTACGAAACCGGAGGTCAAAGGTTCGAATCCTTTCAAGCGCACCAACTGAGGAGAAAGATGAGAATGAGAGATCAAATTCTAAAAGCCCTAAATCAACATGCTTTAGGCAATATCGAAAAGCATAGGATGAACGTAGAGGTGTACCTCACTAATCCTGCTGGTATCGGGGAGCATCCAAGTGTTCTCGAGGCAATTGAGGTAGAGCTAAATGCTATCTCTGTTTACCGTGATCAACTCGATATCATATCTGAGTTTTTTGATTCAAAAGAACCACGCATTTGATATAAATAAACGTATAAGGTAAGACATAGAAATAATGATTTATTTAAATATGTACAGCCCAATTACGGGTACATCAAATTGCCTTATACCGGACCCTCTAAGGCTAATGCTGTAGCTTTAGGGGGTTTTTTTTGTCCAAAGGAGAATATAATGAATGAGGTTTCAGATGCTCTTTCAGAGTTGAAAGAAAGTGACACAGAAGTTGTGGTTAACAATGAACCATATATTGAACGTGCCTCAAAGTCAGATAGAATTACTAGGTCATATTTTGCACGTGTAGCAAGAAGAGGTGTAAAGAGGATTAGACGGCTTAGAAAGAAAAAAGATCCAAGACGTGGATATAACAGCCTTAAGAATTGGAGAGATCGTAATGGAAATTAATCATGCACCAGTGTTTGACATAGAGAAGACAATCGCTATCTACGAAGATAAAGATGGTGTACCAATAAAATATGTATGCACGACGGATCTATTAGCAAGTGACTTACCAGTAGACGTTTTTTATCGTGAAACTCCACACCCAGAGTTCGGCAATCATTACTTCGGGCTATACAAGAATCCTCATGCCAATGATGCACAGGTCATGATCACAAACGCTGATGCAATAGAGACCTCTGACAGATACACTTTCAGCATGGTGCAAGACAAAGATGGCAAGTATTGGTACTCTAGATGTCACCACGAATGCTTGTTTTTGGATGGTAACATGATTGATGGTGGTAGAGTGTATACCAGATCCACTGGTAAAGTTACACAGTTCAGAGTTATGAATGGTGAGCTAAACATCCATGAAGAAGATTACCCAGATTTTGTAGATAATATGGATTTTTCTTAAAAAACACTTGACATCCATGTCCAACCTGTTATAATAGTATCTGATTTGAACAATTGAGAGTGGTTATATTATGAAGACTTGGGAAGAAATGACTAAAGCAGAGCGTCAAAAGATGCTAGATGATTGTTTTATCTCTGGTAAAACTCCAAAAATCGTGAGGGTTAAATAATGATTAGAATTTTTATTGGTTTCTTTATGGTTCTTGGTTCAGTTGGTACGCAAGACCTTGCTATGGAAATGGGAGTCGCAGGACCACCATTATACGAGACGATGCTCTATTGTCTTATAGGTATCGTGATTGCTGGTTCAGCAGTACCGAAGTTGATTCGTCAAGGTGACTTAGGCTAATGGAGTTCTTTATTGTCGGTAGGCATAAGAACACTAAAGTAGTCGATCAATATGTTTCAAATATGTTAGTGAATCTGAAGCTCCACAGACTTAAAAGTAGGTCTGTGGTTATTCAGTTTCAAACTACTCTAGAGGGAGAATGCATGGGAATGTGCTTCGGTGATAAAAATGTCGCTGAAGTGTTCATAGCAAGACAGTCGAATGGTGATACATTATCGTTCCTTGAGCAGATGCATACTCTAGCCCATGAGCTGGTTCACGTGAAACAGTACATTCGTGGAGAACTATCCTACACTAGTAGCGGTGAGTTTCAATGGAAAAAGCGAAGTGCTGGTGGATATAAATATGAGAACCAGCCATGGGAGAAAGAAGCGATTGGGATTGCTGATAAACTTTTTTTAGAATGTTTTCCCTTTCATATGGATTTAACAAATTAGTTTTGGGCTATTTCATCGTAAGATGAGACAAATTCGCCAACCTTACTGTCACCGAAGTAAGGGAAAAGTTGAAACAGTTTTTTCAGAGCGTGTTCAACAGCCCATACCCATTAGGAGAAATATATGGCAAAAACGTTAGGAGGGTGGAGACCAGAGCCAGTAAGCAAAAAGACTTCACAAGGTAATAAGAACGTAAAGATGTCTTCGATGAATAAATCAAAGAAGGCTAGTTTTAAAAAATATAGAGGGCAGGGATAACTTGTCTTCGAGGTAAATTATGAAAATTGAATTTAATATTAACATCGACACGATTGAGGATAAAGATATTGGCTTAGAGATTGTTGATCTCTTGGCACTCATAAAGGTCAGACTTGAACAACTTAATGAAGAAGAGGAAGATTAATGACTGCGTATAAGAAGAATGACGTTATTAGTGTAATTACCGTGGCTGGTGAATACATTGGTAAGTTTAAAGATGCAACTGCTGAGGGTGTGACTATTGATGACCCCAAGATGCTAGTGACAGGTAAAGAGGGTGTTGGATTTGGTCACGGTATCTGTGTGACTGGTGAAGACAATCCTAAAGACATGACGTTCTACGTAGGTAGTATTGTGTTTATTACTAAGACTAGCGAAGTAGTGCGTAAAGCATACCATTCTGCTAACAGCGGACTTATAGTATAATGAGTAAGTCGTATATATGTAAAGTTGTAGAAGATCCAGATTATCCTGGTGAACTAGCACTAGACATACCAGATGACCTGATCGAATTAGCTGGTTGGGCAATCGGGGACGAGTTACAGTGGATTAATAATGAAAACGGCAGTTGGTCCATAATCAAAAGTACTTAGTGTTAAAAGGAATAAAGAGATGCCGCCTCACGAATACCCAGACTCTTGGGTGGTTATTAAAATAGCCGATGGGTCTAAGTATCACCATAGGGTGATTGCTGGTTGGAATGATAATTCAGTAGAAAGTGAAGTGTGGAAAGTAAATAGTGGTGTTAAGAGTGTTGAAGAAACTGATACACATTACGTGTTTAGAGGAGTCAGTTCCAGTTCGTATCATTGCCCAAAGGATAGTTACGGTTTAACTGCCGAAAATTCTGGTGTATATATTCAACTGAAAGACCTGCATGGGGATAAGATCGAACTACTTGATGAGGATCAAGACTGGCTCAGTATAAATTGGATAGTAAAATGAAAGTAAAAATATCAAACTACGTAAGCAGAAAAATATGTAATCTGCATAATAAATATATGAACGATAAATATGGTTTTATCGATAGACCAGATTCGTTTCAAGACGATCCTATCGATTACTATGTCGAGATATTGGATGATGCAATACAATGGTTTTATGACCATACTATTAATCTTTATCTAGATAGAAAGAAAAGATATGAGAAAGTCGTTATACATAAGTATGATACTTGGAGTATGGATGCCACTTTAGCTTTGATAATACTTCCTATGCTAAAGCAACTTCAAGAGCAAAAGCAAAGTTCACCTATAGTGGATGAAGAAGATGTACCCGCTGAGATAACAGATGTCCATGAAAGATGGGATTATGTAATACAAGAAATGATCTTCGCTTTTGACATGAAAAATAATGACGATTATCCTTATAATGTCGATGATGCCAAAGAACAAGAGCGCATATGTGAAAGAGTGTTAAATGGTTTCAAGCTTTTTGGAAAGTACTACGAGGGGTTGTGGTCATAATGGAAAATTACGAAGAAGACAGAGATGCGAGAAAAGAAGAATACGAAGCGGCTAATGATGCTTGGTGGGAATCACTTTCGTATGAGGAAAAGGAACACGCCATGTACGCTATATCTAAGCGTATATTTCAAGGATCAGTTTTAGACCAGGGAAGTTATCGACACACAATGTATGATATTATGGGTCTTGAAGGTACTTCTTATGAGAAAGGGATGGACTGCGGTTTATTCGCTATTCACAATTCAGTAATACCGGATTAAAGGTACATGTCAATAGTGAATAGATTGTGGACGATATGGAAACATGCTCTTGGATCTTTTGACGAAGAAGACGGATATGATGCTCAGAATGAGAACAGAATATCAGTGATTCGAACGTTTATAGTACTGTCTAATCTATTGTGCGTTTATATCATAATGATAAACATAATAATTGGATGGATAAAATGAGTAAATGGTGGAGACTTTGGGCTAAGGCCATAGGAGAAAAAGAAGGAACAACCGATGCAGAAGCAGATAGAATTGCAATGATACGAACAATTATAGTTGGTGTCAATTTTATCACGTGCTTCTTTATCATAGCAGGAAATATACACAATTGGTAAACACGATAGACATACAAGATAAAGCTGTTGAGATGCTTAGATCAAGATTGGCAGAAAATCCAGATAAGATAGGTATACGTGTATCTGTTGTAAATGCTGGCTGTGGAGGGTATGCATACAAACTAGAATATGCCATAGATTCAGAAGAGGCAGATACTTTGATCGAACAAGACGGAGTAACATTGATAGTCGATCCTAAAAGTTTGTTGCACTTGATAGGCACTAGATTAGAGTACGAAAAGGTAGGACTTAACGAGGGATATAAATTTGTTAACCCAAATGTTAGTGGAGAATGTGGATGCGGAGAAAGCTTTTATGTTTGATGAAGCGCATAAAAGTGCTGACAAACTTATGAAATAGGCGCAGAAAAATGAAGAAAACTGAGTTAACTGCACTGATCAAGACTTTAAAGAAAGGTGTCACTACAATAGTATTTACTAAGATAGATACAGGTAAAGAAAGAAGAATGGTTTGTACACTAAATACTAACATGAGTAAGCATGTACAGATTTTAGATATCAATGATACAAGCGATTCGATAGTTGTTTGGTGCTTAGATAAAGATGCGATACGTGATGTACGAGTAAATACCATAACAGATTGGTATTCAGGTGAGGACAATAATGGCAACAAAAAATGATGTGACAGGAGATACTATTCAGACCAGAGCTTTATCAAAACAAGGTAGAGACAACTGGGACAATATATTTGGCAATGCTAATGATATGGCAAACAATATATTCCGCAAGAAAAAGGAACAAGATGATAGAGTTGACGGCAAGCAGATTGGCGATGATGCAGTTACAGAGAATTAAAGAAACTGCCGTGCCTGCAGTTTATCCTATTATTGTTGATCGTAGAAACATGATAGTTGCTAAACAACATAGGGTTGTAGAGGCAACTAGTCGAAGTGGTGACTGCTTATATGATAAGCACGGCCGTATGCTCTATGAAGTTGAAAATACAATAGACATAGAAACATAGGAGGATAATATGAAATTAGCAGGAATATTTGCAATAATTACAGTCATGACTATCGGTGCATTTTACTGGTACTACAATGACACTCAAGAACGTTTACGCATTTTAAATGCCAACAACGCAAAGCTGGAAACAGCTATTCAAATTAGCGAAGAAGCCGTAACATCTTTACAACAATCATATGCTCAGGCAAACGAACAGTTGACTAAAGTTAACTCAGAGTTTTCAGCTATCAGACAACAAAACAGAGTTCTATCAGACAAACTAGGTAGACATGATTTAGGTAATCTAGCAGAGAATAAACCTGGTTTAGTAGAAAGAGTTATCAATGGAGCATCTCTGAAAGCAGGTAGATGTTTTGAGTTGCTTTCTGGTGCACCATTAACAGATAAAGAGAAGGAGGCAGAAAATGGCAAGAAGTTCAATAGTGAATGTCCTTGGTTGTTTGACAATTATAACAGTAATTAGTGGTTGCAGTAGTATGCCCCAGCCGATCACAGTATCGGCAAAGCCTATTGAAAAGCCAAAGCTAGTTCTACCAGTATCAGATCAACTATTTCAGAGGAAGATTGATTGGGTTATTATTACGCCTGAAAACGTAGAAGAGCAGTTCAATAAGGTAAAGGAATCTGGTAGATCAATTGCAATTTTTGGTGTGACTGATGAAGGCTATCAAAACTTGGGACTCAACCTATCAGACTTAAGAGCATACATTCAACAACAGCAAGCCATTGTTGCGGCTTATGAAGGATACTATCAAGAATCTGAAGATGCTATAGAAGAAGCAAACAGTGATATGGAAGAAGCTAAGACAAAGGCCGAAGAAGCTCAAGAAGCTGAAGAAAATGTTCCATTGTGGAAAAAACTTTTTAAATAAGACTTGACAAACGTGATTTGATAGTGTATTATACACTAATACTTAAAGATGATTAAGGAGCACTATATGGGATCTAGCGAATGATAGTTATATACGGATCAGCTAATTGCGTCTGGTGTTTAAAATCTGCACAGTTGTGTCAAGTAGCGCAACTAGAACATCAATACAAACTTGTAGAAGAAGATGTTCAAGATTTTATGACGAGATTTCCCGGTGAGAATGCTGTGCCACAAATATTGTGGGATGGTGAACACATCGGTGGATACGAGCAACTTGCTCAAAAGGTGAATGAAGTTTTAACAAATGAAAATGGAGAATATGATGACTAAAGATGAAGTAAAAGATATGCTTAAAGCTGGATCAGTAAGAATCGAGTTTATTAAAGCAAATGGCGCTAGAAGAACAATGAACGCTACACTAAGCGAATCTATGATTCCAGTGACCCCGACAATTGAGGGCAGTGCTGGTGGCACAAAGAAGTCTACTGATATGGCTTTACCCGTATGGGATACGGATGCTGTAGGATGGAGATCATTCAGGTGGGATAGTTTACGTGACGTAGCTGGACAAATGTTGCCAGATGGAGTCAAGTAGCTCTAATAAAGCAATTGTGACAAGTGTCGAACAAATCTTAACTCTTATCAGGAGAGATTTGAAAGAGTCTTTACTCGATAAATTTGAGTTTGTCACTTCTCCCATTAAGGTAGCTGACGGTGTGAAAACAATATTCATGCCGTCAGTTCCTGCTGACCATCAATCAGTCGAATGTTTGACTGATGGTAGATGGAAAGATTATACCGCTATTGTGTTTTCTTCACATTGGCAACAACAGATGTACAATCTGTTTTTAGAAATACCTTTTGGTGCAGGAATAGTATTGCGAAATGCAATCGAACCAACACCTAAAAAAGCCTCTAGAAATAAACCTGAGAATTTTATCAACGTGCTATACGTCGGTGAAATGAACAGAGGACTAGACTTGGCATATGGTGCTTTTATCAAACTCACCAAAAAGAATTTTGAAAATGCACGACTTATAGTGGCCACTGGATTAACAAATCCAGAAGAAGATACCACTCAACTTCAATCAATTTCAAATGCAGTGAGGGATGACTCTTTAGTCACTGTGCATAGAAATGCTACTGAAGAAGATATACAGAGTTATATGGAAGAGGCTCACATATTTGTGTATCCAACAGAATATCCAGAAATGTCGTACACTCCCATAATAAGAGCAGTTTCATCTGGTTGTATGTGTATACATTCTTCAGCTGGTTCTAATGCAGAGATATCTCTGGGAATGACATCAATGTATGGAGTGATCGAAGATAGACCTATTCACGGAGTTAAGTTCCTACATGAGTTAGAAAATGCTCTACATATATATTCAAATCCTATGAGAAGAAATAGGCTAGCAGACCACCTTCAGGCATGTAAACAAACAGTGGATGCTATATACTCTTGGCAAAGAAGAAAGGAACAATGGGAAGATTTATTAAAAAACCTCTTGACAAGCACCTGATAGTGTGTTAGGATGTAAACATAAATCGAAATGGAGTTAGTTAATGGCTAAATCAGCAAAGAAAATGGTGCGATCAGCACCCCGCAGAAGCAATGCCGCTAAGTTAGTAGAAGAGGGTCACATCGGTAGAGAGACTACCGACTGGTCAGAAGTTCCTGCTGACAAGTATCAAGCTAAAATTATGGAGACTATGCGCCACTATGGGTACTTCTATGATAAGAAGAGCTACGTAGCTTGGACTATAGCTTGGATAAAAGAGAATCGTCCAGAAGACCTTAAGAACTATAAAGCCGCTGAAGATTGGAGAACTAGTTCTACTCTAGCATCACTCTGTAAGATGGAGAATGATGGGTGTGTGTTGACTGTAGACAGTAAAAAGTTTCAGAAAGAACATATAGACGAGGTCATTAAGATCGGCAAGAGTATGAAACCTGTTATCGATCCAGATGCTCCTCCTCCACCTAAAAGAAAAAGTCCTGCCGAACTATTAGGTGAAAAGACTAATGAGTTTATCGGTGAGATCGAAGGCTTTGTAGATGAGTATACTCAAGGCACTTTAGATAAAGACTGGTCAATCTATAATGAGATGATGAAGCTAGGTTCTGCCGCCCAGACTGCCCATGATACTATCAGGTATTATAAGGGATGTCAGGAAGAGTTACGTGAACTCATCGAAGATAAGACTGAGGATCTAGTTGAGGGTTATAACCACATGACCCCTAAACAGCAAAAAGATTTCTACAAGTTTATTAGTGGAATAATCACTGACTGTGAAAAGTTTCTAGTCACAAAGAAAGCGACCCGTAAGCCTCGCACTAAGAAGGCTACTCCTGCTCACAAGCAAGTTGCAAGGGTTCTATACTTGCCAACTTCTTCAGAGTACAAAATCGCTAGTGTTAGTCCTGAGAAGATGGTTGGAGCTGATTCTCTATACCTGTTCAATACTAAGACTAGGGTCATGAAGTATCTTGTGTCTGATCGAAGAGATGGTATGCAAGTTAAGGGTAGCACTGTCACTGGATTCTGCCGAGAGAACTCATTCAAGAAGATGCTGAGAAAGCCAGAGGAATATATAGCACTCTTAGGTAAAGCAACTAAAGCTAAGTCTCTCAAAGAGCTTAGAGCATTAAAGACTAAAGAAAATACGACAGACGGTCGTATTAACAGAGACACTATTATACTTAAGGTATTAACATGAGCAACGTTATTGATTTAACCGAAAGACTAAAAGAACGAATAGAGGACATGAAAGAGGCAGATGAAATCCTAGTTGACTACGATAAGAAAGTGGCAATGAGGTTTTCTATTGATGTTGCTCGTGACGTTGTTACTGCTATGCATGATATGGGATATGATGTAGCTAATCACCCTAAGTCTGTATTAGATATTATGTCCCTTATTGAGACAGTGAGAGCATTGATGTTTAGAAGTATGGGAGAGGAATACCACTACCAACATATATCTGAGAAAGTATTTCAAGATGAGGAAATGGACTACAGCGAAGCTTTAGAGGAATTTCTAGATGAGATGTATGCCGCAGAGGATGAAGAAAGTACTTGACAGCCTTTGGGTTTTGTGTTATGATGTAATATCAATAATACAAACAAGGAGAATATTATGATATTGGTCGATATGAACCAAGTTATGATTTCCAATATGATGATGCAGATTGGGAATCACCAAAATGCTCAGGTAGATGAGAACATGTTAAGACACATGATTCTTAATACACTGAGATTCAATAGACAAAAGTTCCATCGTGAATTCGGTGAGTTACTTATAACATGTGACGATAAGAACTACTGGAGACGGACTATATATCCGTACTACAAAGCGGGTCGAAGAAAAGCACGAGAATCATCAGAGATAGATTGGAATGCAGTATTCACTTCGCTCAATCGTATACGTGATGAACTCAAAGAGTTCTTTCCATACAAAGTTATCCAAATTGAAACGTGTGAAGCAGATGATATCATCGGTACTATCGTACACAAAGAAGGAACTGCACTAAACACAGGCGAGCCTATTCTCATTCTCTCTGGAGATAAAGACTATGTTCAGTTACATACATATGCAAATGTTAAGCAATATGATCCTACCCGTAAGCGTTGGATCTCTAATGCTAATCCCGATACGTTCTTACATGAACATATCATTAAGGGAGATGCTGGTGATGGTGTACCAAACATCTTATCAGCAGACAATGCACTTGTTATGGGTATCCGTCAAAGACCAGTCACGAAGAAAAGACTGCTCGATTGGGCTGATATAAATAATATGGATAATGAAGTAAAACGCAACTATCTACGAAACAAGGCTATGATAGACTTAACTCAGGTCCCAGACCCAATTAAGAATCAGATCCTTTCAGAGTATGAGGCAGAAAATCCAAAAGATAGAAGCCAGTTGATAAACTACTTCATTAAGAATAAATTAAGAAATCTAATGGAAAGCATATCGGAGTTTTAACTATGACTACAGAATCACTAGCAGAAATTACTGCTAAATGTTGTGAAATGAAGGAGCCGTCTGAACAGATAGCATACTTGCAAAAGAACAACTCAAAAGAACTGAGGAATATCCTCATACTAATGTACGACAAGAAATGGAGTTTTAATATTCCATCGTCACCACCACCATACACGCCTTCTGAGCATTTAGAATCGCATGGAATGTTGTATCGTGAGGCACGTAAATTGTCGTATTTTGTTACAGAGATGAAAGAAGGAGAGAATCTAGATCAAACTAAAAGGGAATCTCTATTCATCCAAATGCTTGAGACAGTTGATAAGGAAGATGCTTTATTGCTACTGAGAATGTTGCGTAAAGAACCTTTTGCTGAATTACTTTCAGAGACTATCAACGAAGCATTTCCAGGAGAAGGTGATGGTATCATCTCTAATCCTATGCCCGCTACTCCTCTAAAGAAGAAGCGTGGGCGACCAGCTAAAGTAAAAGAAGAATCATGGGAAACGACAGTTCCCGCACAATCCGCAATCTAAGAAAAGAGTGATGTTTCGATGGGCAAAAGTAAGAAGTTTCGTGAGTGGGTCGAGGACGATGCTGAACAGAATGATGGAAGCAGGTTCAAAAAGAAAGACGCTAAACGATACGATAAGAGTAAAGCTTCTATTAAAGAAGCAAGACGTGCCAAGAAAAGAGCTAAAGATACCTTTTTTAATTAATTAGGGGTTGACTTTATTATGAATAGATGTTACAATGTAATATCAAATTGAAAGGAATATTATGATAAGAAAAAATGAAAAGGTAATGCTGGTCGACTGTGACGGAGTTCTGGTCGACTGGCTTTATAGCTTCAATAACTGGATGGAACAGCATGGACACTATGCTATTTCAGGTGTTACTGAGTACGAACTAGGCGCAGTCTACGGTTTACCAAAGACTGAGATGAAGAAACTGATTACACACTTCAACGAAAGTGCGGCAATCTGTTGCATTCCTCCTTTGAGAGATGCCCTTAAGTATGTGCGTAAAATGCACGAAGAACTAGGATACGTGTTTCACTGTATTACTAGTCTGAGTCTAGATCAACATGCAGGTATCTTGCGTAAGCAAAACATCGAAAATCTATTCGGTAAAACGGCATTCGAGAAGATCGTTTGCCTTGATACTGGAGCTGATAAAGATGAGGCACTTCTACCATACAAAGATACTGGATGTATCTGGGTAGAAGATAAACCTCAAAACGCTGAATTAGGCGTTGACATGGGACTCGATGCTATATTGATGTCTCATGATCACAATGAGTACTACACTCATGACGAAGTTACTGTCGTAAATAACTGGAAAGAAATTTACGAAATGGTGTCTTAAGAGCGTTGTGTAGATATAAATATCCTTGATGGGTACAAGGGCGATCCTCAGTGATCGCCTTTCTTTTATTAATTGGAGAATAGATAATGCCGATATACACTTTCGAGAACATCGAAACTGGTGAGCAATTTGACGAAATTATGAAGATGGATGAACGTGAAACCTACCTGTCTTCCAACCCCCAATTGAAGCAGATTATCACCAAAGCACCGTCTTTGGGTGATCCGCATCGCTTGGGAATCGTCAAGACACCAGACAGTTTTAACTCACTGTTGAAAAACATTCATAAGAACAGTCCGGGGTCTAAAATAGAAACCAGATAAGGATGCAAACACATGCCTGCACAACAACAAGAACGTTTAACTAAAAGGCAACGGAGAGTACTTAGACAGCAAGGAATATTAGATACAGACAACAAACTGACTTCAAACTTTACAGTCAGTAAAGATATCGGACCTATGACAGATAATCAATCAGTCGCATTCGAATCTTGGGACAAAGGAGAAAATTTGATGCTTCACGGCATCGCAGGAACAGGAAAAACGTTTCTTGGATTACTCTTCTCTCTCAAAGAAGTTATGGCAAAAAACTCAAAGTATAAAAAGGTATATATTGTCCGGTCGATTGTGCCGACTAGAGATATAGGCTTTTTGCCAGGATCACAGAAGGACAAGATGAAAGTCTATGAAGCTCCTTACTATGATATCGCATCTAAGCTGTTTAATCGAGGAGATGCATACGAGATACTTAAGCAACGTAATCAAGTAGAATTTATCTCAACATCTTTTCTTAGAGGATCAACATTTGATGATTGTATTCTTGTAGTAGATGAAGTGCAAAATATGAGCGACCAAGAACTACACACAGTCATGACACGAGTTGGCGAAAATTGCAGAATCATTTTCTGTGGTGACGTTAAGCAAGATGATCTGACAAGTGAACGCAAAAAAGAAATTTCTGGATTGAGAATATTCATGAAGATTATTGAGCGAATGAGAGAGTTTAAATTCGTTGAGTTTCAACCCGCTGACATTGTACGTAGTGCATTAGTCAAAGCATACATTTTAGAACGAGATAGACAAGGACTATAAATAGTAACATGAATGATTATAAGAAAAAGCTTAAAGAAATGACTGAACTCAATGCCGATGGTAATGAGAATCGTGGACGTGAGGGCGAAGAACTCTTAGTTGAGATCAAGCCCGAATGTGCTGGAGAACTCGGTCAAATGGGATGGGACTTTGGGGAAGATCAAGACTTTCCAAATACTCAAGAACGTAAATTAAACAGAAAGCATATGTTGAGGGGATGATATGGCTGTAGCAACGATAAGAGTTTTCGAATTGGCAAATGGTGATAGAGTCGCCAAACAAATGACTCCAGAAGAAGCGGCCGCATTTCTGGCATCCAATTCGGGCTCAAAGCTGATACGATAATAATTGTACATAGGTAAAAGCGATGAGTGAAAAGTACTACACGATAGGAACGCATACTTCCAAACAATGGTCTGAACTTCACTCAGAACTTATTGCAGACGGAAACGTATATAAAAGTGTGCCTTCTAGACAGGTCACGATAGTCGATGATAAGTTGCACAGTCCCACAAGAGGAGAATATTTGCTTACTGAAGAGGAGGCAATTGCTCTAAAGAACGATGAGAGGGTAAAAGTTATAAACCTCTCTATGGACAAGCATAAAGATGTTTATGATTATGATCCAGATGATCTTAAATGTGTTACTAACAATACATTAACAGATAGATGGTCTAACTCTTATAAAAACTGGCAAAAATGGTGGCAATCGCACGGCAGTTCAGATAACTTTAATCTTGTAACCACGAATTC